ATGGGCTGTACCAATTTTTTCGGGCGGATAATTGTCGGCCTGACGACTGCTTTTGTCATATTTTGCTCTGTGCCAGCTGCCTTCGCCCTGTCCAGTGGCTGCGCCGCAGTAAATGCCCTGTCGGGATCTTCCAGTCTTTCCTTCAGCTCAAACCGCTACCCGGCGTCTGACTTTGCGGCCGGTGATGCCCTGACACTGAGCTTTACCGACAGCGGTGCGGCATACGGCGGAAACGCGACGACCGCCGACAGCGTCAGTATCGCGCGTTACAACCTCAGCAGTTTCCAGACTTATAATGCTGCCAGCGCCACCAGTAGCACGTCTCAGACCGTGACCATCACTGTGCCGTCAGGCAGCCTGGAGGCAAACGGCGTCGCTATCCGGGCCACGACGGCGAACGGTCAGATAAGCAACCTGGTGTTCAGCTGCACCAGCGCATCGGCGGCCTCCGGCGACGCCACGCTCTCCGGCCTTTCGCTTTCATCAGGAACGCTCTCACCGTCGTTCAGTGCCTCAGCCAGTAGTTACAGCGCCTCGGTCGCCAGCAGCGTGTCATCCGTTACGGTCACGCCCGTTGTCACTGAGAGCCACGCCACCGTCACCGTGGACGGCACCGCCGTGACATCCGGTTCGGCGTCCCGGTCCGTCAGCCTGGCAGCCGGCAGCACGACCAGCATTTCCGTCGTCGTCACGGCGCAGGATGGTACGACCCGGGCGTATACGCTCAGCGTCACCCGTGCGGAAGCCGCCCCGGTTTCGTCAGGCAGCGCCGCCACCGTAGCCGCTAACAGTACGAACAACGTCATTTCGCTCTCCCTGAGTGGCGGAACGGCAACGTCAGTAACGCTTGTCTCCACCCCGGCTCACGGCAGTGCTGCGGTCAGCGGAACCACGGTTATTTACACGCCCGCAGCCGGTTATTCCGGCAGCGACAGCTTTATCTGGAATGCGTCTAACAGCGGAGGCACCTCGGCCGATGCCACCGTGTCTCTGACCGTCACTCCTCCGGTGCTGGCGGTGGCGCCGGCATCGGGCGCACTGAACGCTGCCACCGTGGGGAACGCCTGGTCACAGAGTCTGACAGCCTCCGGCGGCACCTTGCCCTGGACCTGGTCCGTCACCGCACTGCCCGCCGGGATAACCCTCGACGCAACTACTGGCACGCTGTCCGGAACGCCCTCTGCCGCAGGCAGCTACAGCTTCCAGGTCACCGCGACGGATGCGAACGGTGCTACCGGCAGCGCCAGCTATACGCTGGTCGTCAGCGCCGCCTCGCCGGTGGCCAGCGACAGCACTGCCACCGTGGTCGCCAACAGCAGCAGCAATCCAGTCACGCTCAGTCTCTCCGGCGGGACGGCCAGTTCGGTCAGCATCGTGAGCCCGCCGGCTCACGGCAGCCTGGCCGTCTCGGGTGTGACGGTGTCCTACACCCCGGCCACGGGTTATGCGGGCAGCGACAGTTTCACCTATACCGCGTCTAACGGCAGCGGCACCTCCGCCAGCGCCCGAGTGTCACTTACCGTGACGCCGGTGCTGCTGACGCTGTCACCCGGCAGTGGCGCACTGAATGCTGCCACGGCGGGCAGCAGCTGGAGCCAGACGCTGACAGCCTCGGGCGGCCGCGCACCCTATACATTCAGTGCCACCACCTTGCCCGCCGGCGTCACGCTGAACGCGGCAACGGGTGCGCTGGCCGGAACGCCGTCTGCGGCGGGCAGTTACAGCTTCCAGGTCACCGCCGCTGACAGCCTGGGCAACAGCGGCACGGCCAGCTACTCGCTGGCCGTCAGCGCCGCCGCACCCGCCGCTCTGCAGCTCCAGCCCGCGGGCGGCGCCCTGCCTGAGGGGAAAGCCGGGCAGGCATATTTTCAGGCCCTCGGCGTCACGGGCGGCACCGCGCCCTATCGCTGGCAGCTGAGCGGCACCCTGCCGCGTGGACTGACTTTTTCCGACGGCGAGCTTTCGGGAACCCCTCTGGCCAGTGGAAGCAGTACGTTCAGCGTTCTGGTGACGGATGCCACCGGCAGGGCTCTGCAGGCCGCGTATTCGCTGGAAACTGGCGCGGAGGCACCGTCCGCGGCTGACCACGCCGCCACGGTTGCAGCCGGGCAGTCGGTTACTGTCAGCCTGACCGGCGGGGCGACCGGCGGTCCGTTCACCGGCGCCCGGCTGCAGGAGCAGCCGGACAGCAGCCTGGGTAAGGCATCAGTCCAGGCTTCCGGTACCGACTATCAGCTGCTGTTCACCGCAGCCGCGCAGGCCAGCGGAACCCTCACGCTCCGCTATGTTCTGACCAGCGCCGCCGGCTCAACGTCACCGGCCCGGGTAACCCTGACCATTACCGCGCGCCCCGACCCTTCGAAGGATGCTGACGTCATCGGACTGGTGAGCGCGCAATATCAGGCCGCACAGAATTTTGCCCGCGCGCAGCTGCGTAACTTCGGCGACCGCCTGGAGCAGCTGCATCGCGGGGCTGACCTGCCTCCTGACATGACCGGCGTCCACTTTTCCATGCCTTCCTCCGGGCCGGAGCGTAATGCGGATCAGAAAATGTGGGGCCAGGCCTGGCAGCAGCAGAAATCCGGCCTGAACGACGCGCAGGCCCGGCCAGACGTTCCCGCCTTGCCTTTTGCTGGCGGACAGCAGGCACAGCGGGTGTCGTACTGGACCGGGGGCTATGTCGATTTTGGCGGCGACAATGCGGACGGGGTGCGCTTCAGCCACACCACCGTGGGTGTCACCACCGGGGCCGACTATCGCTTTACCGGGACCTTTACCGGCGGAGCGGGCATTGGCTTCGGCCGCGACGTCAGCGACATTGGTGACGACGGCACCCGCACGAACGGGCGCGCGCTCAGCGCCGCCCTTTACGGCAGCTATCACCCGGGTTCCTTCTTTGTGGACGGTTTGCTGGGACACGGCTCGCTGAACTTTGACAGCCGTCGTGCGGTAACCGATTCCGACGCTGTGGCCCGCGGTTCACGATCGGGGCGTCAGGTCTTTACGTCACTGACCTCGGGTTATGAATTTCGTGCGCCCGACAGACTGGTTTCACCCTACGCCCGTCTGCAGTACACCCGCACGTGGCTGGACGGCTTCAGCGAGTCGGGCGCCGGTGCGTACAGTCTTGCCTACGCACCACAGACGGTTGCGCAGGTCGTGACGGCCGCCGGACTGCGGGGGGAACGCATTGTGCCAGCCCGCTGGGGTGCAATGCGCCTGCAGGGGCGCATCGAGTATGCACAGACGCTTAGCAACAGTGGCACCGCGCGCGTCGGTTATGCTGACACCGCCAATGATACCTGGCGCGTGGCGCTGACCGAGACGAGCCGGCAGGTGATGACGGTCGGCACCGGCATTGATTTCCTTCTGCCGTACAGCATTACACCGGGCATTGCCTATCAGGGCACGCTGGGGCTTGATGCTCAGCGCACGCGCGACCAGATGGTGATGATCCGGGTGAACATTGGTTTCTGACAGTGTTACCGGGAAATGTACCTCCTGTACCGACGCCTGCAACGGTCGGTGACATTATGACAGCACGATCCGGCTAAACTATAAACTCACGGTACACGGCAGGTTTCAGACACCTGCGCTGACCAGATATAGATCAAGGAGTACTGAGTGTCAGACAATCCAATAGATACGAGTCATGGTGGCAAAGGCCGTGCCCCTGATGATGTCAGCAGCCGTGTGGATAAGGCCATGCAGGAGCAGCAGCTTTTAGCCGTTACACAGGCCGAGGTAGAGACTGAGCAGCAGAAGAAACGACAGTGTGCTGAACTGGCCGATCACCGGACCAGGCTTCTCAAAGCTGTACAGGTTGAAGCGCCCGACCTTGCCGCCCCCCTTTTTGAAAAACTCAGCGCTCTTGCCCATGATAATCATGAATTCGCGCCGCGTGAGGTTGTTGACCTTCTGAAATCCCATAAAGCCCGGTTCAAAGATGAGCCAGACTTTTTTGATTTAGGTATCGCTCAGCGTGCAGATCTTCTCGACCGCGTGGGATTCTACCGGGGCGTGGTGATCGATCATTCGCTGAGTAATTCGGTAGAATTCGGTTTCAGGGACGTTCTTATGAGACTGGATGACGCTCCCACAGAAAGCCAGCGGCTCCTGCCGGCCCGGCTTTTTTACCGCAAGCCTAACTTTTCAGGCTATTTCGAAAACTACTACACCACCTCTGAAACGATGTTTCAGACGCAAAAAAAACCTGCCTGAGTGACCCTTCTCTCTTTGGCTGGCTCCGCTGTTATTTCAACTGCTCGTCTATGTACTCATATTCAACGCTGCCCACTTTCCCGATCGTAACAGCATCAATACCGGGCGCTTATAAGCTTATTTTACCTGCAATGACTAAAGCAGTGTGTCTGGCAGGCCATAATACCGGCGTGGGGAAATCACAGCTGTTCTTCCCTTTTATCCGTATGAGTTTTATGTACCTGACTGTTCGGCTTTCTCAGGCCCAGCTGGTACATCACTGATGGCAAACAGACAATGGCAGTTATCCTCAGGTGTGTGCTGAACGACATCTTCCGGGAAGCCATTGTGGCCGGGATTATCGAACGAAACCCGGTAGAACCTACGCGTACATCAGCCCCAAAATACAGAGAAGCCGGCTCTCAACAGAAGATCTTCGCAAATTGCTGGAGGCCACGCGTGAAGTGGAGCCGTGGTTTTATAAAGCCATGCTCATCGCTCTGTTAAGCGCACAGCGCAGAGAAGATATCACCCGTATGAAATTCTCGGATGTCAAAGACGGGCGCCTGTTTATTACGCAAGGCAAAAAAGGAAACACGCTGGCCATACCTTTCGCGCTCGGGCTTCCTGAAATAGACATGACGCCGATTGATGGCATTGCATTATGCCGAAGAGATAATCCTTCTGAGTATTTGATTTATTCAGCCACCCGCCGACATGGACGCAAACCCGGCCCGGTCTCGCCAGAAAATATTACCCAGGCATTTTCCCGTGCACGCGCGCTGTGGCCTGGACACAATCGAGAATCCGCCGACCTTTCACGACATAAGAAGTCTGTCCGGACGCCTGTATGAAGCCAGACAGGGTGAGGCTTTTGCCCAGCGGCTGCTGGGTCATAAAAATCTTTCAATGACCAAAAAGTACCTTGATCCCCGCAGAGCACGAGTACGTGCTGGTCTAAAGCATATCTCTGATTTTCGGACATTTTCGGACAGTCAAAAATTCTCCTTGCATGTCAGGCGGTAAAAGTTAAGCTATATACAAAACATATTTAAAATATATGCGATTTTTTTATAGGAAAATCAATAAAATACATCAGGAAAAAAGCAATTTTTTGTTTGCAAAGCGTGTTATCACTTATCAATAAAAACAGTCAGTTAACGTTATCGAAAAATCAGGTTCGGACAATTTTCGATGCATCACCCCCCAAAATCATTTCATCTTTACTGTTTTGCTGACATTAAGGTACCTGTTACCCGCTCAGATTTTTCGGAGTCAGACGGCCTGAGTACTGAAATCAGTCTTCCAGTAGTGCTGGAATTACGGTGAGTCCAGTTGAAAAACTGGCAGCCAGTGAGGATACGTATGAGGACTTAATATTTATGCCTGGCAAGGATAAATTTCTGGATATAAGTCATTTCAAGCAAAAGAAGCTGAAAAATATTTTAAATTGATTCAGGCTTGGCCGGCCAGGCACCATGCTTATCCGGTCCGGTCATATTATAAATATTGCTGAGATAACATTTCCATTCAGCTAATAACTTCTGATCCGAATCAGTAAGGGGAGTTACTGATGCGATAATTGCAAGCCCGCTTATTTCATCTATTGCCTCGCTTAATCTGATGTTTTTTATTGTCTGGAAGGTCGGAGAAGGCTCGCTGTCAGAGGGTAATGATCCATTCGTCCAGCAAGGTAACCCCTGTTCATCTGAACCGCGGACTTTACCTTCTGGTGGTTCGCCACAATATTGAGACCAGGTATCATCTGAGACCAGACTGATATCATCAGGCCAGAGATGATTTCGAATATAACTTTCTTTTTCGGCCATAAGGTAAAATGCACTGGTAGTGGGGCTAAAGCCAAATTTCATAATATTGACACCTTTTCATTTCCCGATTGCGAGCCAGTAAAACTCAGGTTCGTCTGTCCCTGCAATTATATTAAATTGGGAATTTTCAATGTTACTGACGAAAACGTTCCAGGTGCTTTTTTTGTGGGCTGCACAGAGTGTTGTTTGCACATGCAGGCATTTCGCAGGAAACACAACGGGGAAAGTGACACGGGTTGTATTTCCTGACCGGCTTGCCTTCCCTCCCTGAATAATTAATTTGCGTCCTGGGCCATAGTAATACCAGGCCAGCTCGCTTCCGGAAAGGACCGGAACCAGCTCATCAAGCCACTTATATAAACTGCCATGCCACTGTTCCCCTTTAATGTCCCCGCCCGTTGTTATTTCAGCTTTCCCGACTTTGAGGCCATGCCCTGCGCTGAGCGAGCCATCAATGCTGATGTTTCCGGTGACATGACCACCCGAAACCGGCAGGAAAAGCCTGTCTGACTCCTGTTTGCTGTAGCTGACTGACGATGACCGCAATATCCATGCGTTAATGGCTTCATACCATTCAACTTCTGCGATGTGGCCACTGATGAGCTGCCCGGCACAGAGTGCTTCATGGTTAGGTGTGAGAATACGGGACGCAGAGAAAGAGTTAACTTTAAGAGAGGCAGCGCCTGTATTTGTTGATTTCACGCGAAAATATAAACGTGTGCCATCCCTCACCTGCTGGATAGCAGGTTCAAGATTAACGACGCACTGATTGTCAGTTCCGGTGTCATGGCCAAAGGTCAGGGAACCCTGTTGAAGCGCTGTCACGAGGCCGTTTTCTGGCAAAAATGGTGACCCTGCGGCCGGCCGGATATCATCTGCATGAATGGCCGTCGCGCCGTAATTCACTGTGATAACCCATGCCCGGGTATAACCGGCATCGGGTTCTGGCGTAACCTGAGCTCCGCTGAGAACCGGGGTTCCCGGCTTGATCCTGACCTCACATACTCCCGCCCTTACTGTATTTTGCGCATTCCCGGCATTACTGGGACCACTGTATGCGATGGCCGGATTAGCAGCGTTGTAATACGGCAGTACAGCCGGGCCCGTATCCACATCTCCGTAAGCCACCTGAATCAGATAGGTAATACTGTATCCCTGCTGCGTGGGCGCATTCAGCCTGAACTGGCGCGGAGCCATGTTGAGTCCCTGCTTCAGAATGGTATTTGTGTTATCTGCGTCCAGTGACGAGTAAGGCGAGCCATCGATATGCTCCAGGGAGTAAATTTGCCCTTCCCCAATCTGAATGCTCATGGATGCAGGTGCGGTAGGCTTACATGCCAGCCCGTACAGCCAGGTGTTCTCACCCAGAATGGCTGACGCCAGTTTCGCCAGCCCTGTCATGGCGAATTTATTCGTGTTGAGCAGGTCAGTTTCAAGGGGGATCTGACCCGGGTATACAATCTGACGGTCCATTCTTTACCTCATAAAAAGCCATCCTTCCGGACAGCCGTTGTGTTAACAGGTTAAAAGCGTCAGGGTTTTACAGCAGCTTTATCCAGACAATGGTGCCTTCCATTTTCACGGCCGCGACCGCTGCGTATATCTGCGCGTCAGTCACGTTGCCATTCACCATTTCATGAGAAACATACTCACCCTGTGAAGGCACGCTGTAACCCGAGGGCGGCGTAGCGTATCCGGCAATCAGGGGAATACCTGTTCCCTTGGGACGGAAGGCCACAACGAACGCCTGATAAGGAAGAAGCAGAGAGCCGTATCCTCCGGCCATCCCATAACCGAGCGCTGGTCCACCGTATGAACCTGTATCCATGGGGCGCTGCGGCTCAAAAACTCTGGGTGTATTACCTGTGAGTTCCTGCAGGATGTCGATAACAGCCTGCCGCGTGCCCCGCTCCCGGAAGAGGTTGATCCTGATGTGATTGCGAAACGCGTCGTCGGACATCCCGGCCCGACGCTGCAGCCCGGTGCCGAAAAAGTCATACGCGGCGATATCCAGCCAGCCATCAGCGGCTGAGGAAAGGCGCGTCTGTGTCAGGGCATAACGGTAAAGGGCATAGCACCATGACAGAGACCTGGCGCCAGCCATAAGTACCCCATGCATGACGGGGCTGTTGTCAGCAAACCAGCCTGATGGCAGAAGCGCCTTGAGCCGCTCGTAAAAATCGTTCAGATCGCCTTTTGCCATTCAGCTCACCGTAACAGTGCCGGGCCGGATGACCTCTTTTTCAGAAGCAGCCAGATCGGCGTTTCCGTTATTGAGTGCCAGTGAGGTTACATTGGTGATCAGTGGACTGGCGTTGTACGCGACTTTAACCAGCTGTGTATACGCCAGTAATTGCCCCAGCGACAGGCTATTGATGTACGTTCTGATGGCAGCCTGCACCAGCCTTACAACTGCCGCATGGTCCGCTGACGCGTCGGTGATAACCGTCAGGGTGACATTTGCCAGACGTTTTACCGGTCTGAATACCCCAAAGCTGACCGTAAAGCCCCTGACGGCTTCGACAGCGGTACAGGCCTGTTCAATAAAGCTATCAGACGGTTCGCCGCTGCCATCATCCACAACAGCGTAAAAATAGCCGGGCTTTGCCAGCCCCTCGTACGTTGTATTTTCAGTGAGTGTGTAAGTCACGCCGGCCTGGATGCTGCTGAGGGCATAACCTGCAGCTGCCCTGGTGGATTTTGACAACGACGCTATCCATAAAACAAAGCGTGCGCGAAAAGCGTCATCCTGTTCAGCATCTTTCCCGCCGGTAAACGGGGCGTTGTTCATGACAAAATCGACATACGGGATGCTGCCGACAATGACGGTAACCGTACCGGCCTGGGCATTTCCGGCCGCGCCTGCAGTGTCGGCCCGAACAGGAACGGTAAGGGAAACAACGCCTCGCGCAATGGTGTATCCCCCCTGTGAAGCATCCCAGGCCGCACTGGTCAGGTCCTCAACGACTGCATACGCTTGCGAGCCGTCGGTTGTGGTGATGCGGGTCCCTGTCCGGATGAAGGCCGGTTCGGCTGCGGTAAAACGGCTGAAGGTAACTATCCCGGTTGCCTGAACCGCAGACAGCCGCCGGAAACCAAAATCTGCCATCCAGCTGTCCAGATCTTCCCCTGAACAGGTAGCGGCGCGGGTTGTCACCAGCAGCTTCACAATCAGCTGCTGGATCCACATGGCCACACCGGCGTTAGACTCCACAAGCGCGCGCAGAATGCTGCCAGTAGACAGGTCTGTCAGTTTCGCTGCTCTCGCCTGCAGGGTTGTAACCTGCTCACGCACCAGTTCAGTAAATGATTTGATGTTAAGAGACGCCATGCTTTTACCTCGTTACGTCAAAACGGAGTATTTCTGTCGTGCCGGCCATGGCATCGGTATACGTCACCGATACACTCACCCCACCTTCAGTCGGGCTGAGTGTTACCGCGGGTGGAGGATCGGATGCCACAGCCTCTTCCAGCAGCATTTGTCCCCGGATAAGTGCTTTCCATTCACCGGGATTCACCGTCTCGCCCACTTTTTTACCCAGGCCTGCACCGTATTCAGGATGAAACAGGTATTCACCCGGGCTGGTCAGAAGGCGGCGAAGTATTCGCTGCTTTGCCCGCTCGCTGCCGGAAACCGGGCGCAGGTCGCCGGCAGCCGAGACCTCAAGGTCACTGCCGATCAGATGCCAAAGGTCATACATGCGTGTCGTCTCTTAAGGGGTACTGATTTGCTGACGAGGAGATACGGTGAAGTTGCCCTCGCCTTTCTCAAGATGCGTGTGCCCGTTATAAACCGTGCGGATTTTCTGCAGCGTGCCATGTGCACCGTTATGGTCGCTGATGTCCTGAACAACCTTCAGGTTGCAATCCATCAGCACATCACCGCCTGTAAAATGGTGTGACGGCGCGTCATACGTCAGCTTTTCTCTTGCGTGAAGCAGCACTTCACCGCTGTTCATAAACTTCAACAATGAGCCACTCTGGTGTATCAGCCAGAACTCGCCGGCAGGCGGCCCGGGGCAGCGGTCGATATCGTTGTAAAACTGTCCGGCAGCCATACCGGTACCCATCAGCCCCGAGTCAAATTCGACCTCCACGACGGCACCTGTCATCGGCCCTGCGGCCAGGCCCCAGCCGTTACCCACCCAGGGCGAACTGAGAGGTATCCATCCGGTTTCCTCGCCCGTGGGCTGCAGTTGCACTTTCACGGCGTAACTGCCGGGGTCATAGGCAGTAATAATGCCCTGTCGTGTACGGCTGTCACCGGCAACCGACTGGCGAGCTGCAGCGGCCATGACATTCAGGAACGCTCTCATGGCAGGACCTCCAGCGCCGGGCTTTGGTTTTTGCCTGATATGTGCATGGTATAGCCGTCAGCCTGACTGAGGGTACGACGTACGCTGTCGCACCAGTAAATCTGGTCAAAGGGACTCTGCGTGCCTTCGATACGGACCAGCATGCGGGGTGTCAGCAGGTTGTCTCCTGCCATTGAGCAGCTGAACTTCATCTCATGCTGAACAATGTTGCGGTAAATCGTCTGCGCCAGCGCGCTGGCTGATTCAGGTGTAAGGCCATTGCGAATGACGCGATAAACCTGCGTTTTTGCCATGGCGCTGCCGGGAGGAGTGTTTTTGGGAGCCTGCGGATACGAGGCGACAAACTGTTTGTTCTTGTTCTTTGCATTCCAGCTCAGCACCTCCACCGTCACGCCTTTTGAAATTGTCAGCGCACGGGAAAATGACAGGTCATCAGCTGTATTGCACCGGGGATAAGCAAGCTGACCTGCCGGTTGCCATCTGATGACGTACGTACCGGCTTTACCAGGCTCAGTGACCGGTTCGAAATGAAGTCTGTCATTGTCGACATACACGGTGAAGTTCTCTGTGCCGGCCAGAGCGCTAATCAGGTCCCAGTCGGTCTGCTCCCCGGTCAGGTGCGCCGTGTCAATCTGATAAAATTCACCGAAGCGCTTTGTCGTGGCCGTGACAACTGGTGTCAGCCCGTGTCGCTGCGCCAGCATTATGGCGATCTGCGAACTGGTGTAGTTCTTAAAGCTTTCTCCTGCTGACCTGGCGTCAATCAGCCGTGCGGTAAAGTCACGACCCTCAGCTGTCACCTCGAACCGGGCCGGATCGTAGTGCCAGTTATCGATATTGCCTGTGATGAGCTTCTTCTCGTCTGTGCCAGCCTGGGTGATGACAGAAGCAAACAGTTCAACAACGACAGTCGTCTGTCTTCCCCACCAGCTGAGCATCTGCATTTCAGCCGGCAGGGCTGAAATGGCCAGGGTCAGATCAAACGTGGCGGCTCCCCGAAAGGCGTTACTCTCTACGCTGAACGAGACAAAAGGCACGTCATGGCCATTTAACAGGCACCGCCCGCTTATCTTACGGACGTCTGACCTGAACGCAGCGTTACTGATGTCCATGGTTAACCTGAGGGCTGGATGGAATGATCAGGGTCTGAATGCCGCTCAGCTGTGGATCTGTCAGGTCATTTGCTGCGGCAATGCTGGTCCATTTAGCGGCATCGCCATACTGCTCAGAGGCGACCTGATAAAGATTACCGCCAGACAAGTTCACTGCCCTGACACCATCCGCTGTCTGGCCGGCATGGATATTTTTGTTGAGGCGTCCCAGCACGTCCTGTAAGTGACAGAGGGCAGGAATACGCGTCGCATGATCCAGCTGGTTAAGCAGATTAGTGACCGTTCTGGATACCGGGTAGCCCGGTATCAGCCCACCCAGCGTCGTGATTTCTCTGGCCGCTGATTCGAGCACCGCAAGCTCGTGCCGGATAATATTTCGGGCAGCGATGAGCGGTCTCACGACCGCCTGTACCTGCTCCACGGTGGCATGGGCGAAATCACTGACCTGTTTTACAGCCTGGTGGAGATACTGAACCGTCTCTGTTACCGCATCGATGTTAATGATATTACTCAGCCCCAGCGCACGGCCCAGGTCACTGTCAATCAGTCCCCGCAGTGCACCCGTCAGTGCATCTGCCTTGTCCGGGCACCCTTCGTTTCTGACAACGGCTACTTCAATCGTATAAGGCCTGCGCCAGACAAACTCATAGACCGGGCTGAAAGCCGTAATCACTACAGTGAAGCGATAGTCATCCAGCGTCAGCACTACCGGGTGTCCCGCATCGCGCATCCGCTCAAGCGCGCTCACACGCTCCCCGGCCTGCGATCCGGTGATAGTCCCGGACCAGGTCAGCGGCTCGTATTCCGTACCCAGCACGTCAGCGATGCACTGGCCCCCGATTAACTGATGCTGCACCGTCTTCTGCCTGCCGGCGATAACCATTCGCTGAGGGACTTCAAACTCCATGAACTCGAAGTCTCCCAGCATCAACCGGGTAACAGTCGGATCCATGCCCTGTGCAAATGGCTTCAGAGAGTTAAGAAGTGACATAAGTCTTCATGATTTATTGTGAGGTGTTTGACGGTATTGCTCTTCTTCAGACACAGGAAGGGCAGGCAATCATCTTTAAGGAATGGATAACAAATTCGAGGGAAATGATGTCGCCCGCCTGCCGCTGAGGATCCGGGCTTTTGACGTATCACTGACCAGCGTCAACGGGTCTTTTTAACTCAGCCTCTGAGAGGGTAATCCGCAATCAGGAAGAAAAAACCCGCTTTCGCGGGTTCAGTTATGCAGCATTATTTTTGCGCCATTCATCAACCATCTCTTTTGAAACTTCCTTTTTGTAGCAAATGGGGGCATAGCCGCCCTGCTTACTCCACGCGCTTCTTCTGCCACAGCTACTGCCGTTGCGAGCTGAGTTAAAAGGACAGGCACAGACACCCGGGTATGATGCAATAGAATCTTCGATGATGAGCTGACGTATCTGGTCATCAGTCTGCCGTGTGGATTTAGCGTCAGAAGCGCCAGCCCAGAGTAAACTCACGGCCATAACCAGTGAAACAGCAACAGTGCGTATATCCATGACACCCTCCTGATAATGAGAGAGCTAACTTAATTCATCACAGCACCAGGCGATCGCGCGAAAAAGAATCATTAAATGCATTAATTTTGAACAAACAGAAACTCGTCACGGCCGGGACGTCATTCAGAAGTCTGAAAACCGGAAGCCCTGAGAGCATTACCTGAGGAACAGGCAGGTAGCGTTACTACACCAGGATATGAACTGAGAAAACCAGTTTTCAGGGCAATGAGAGATTGCCAGCCTGTCCGGGATAAGCCATCAGCATTGAGGGATCGAAAGCGCTGGTGGAAGAAGGCGCTCTGGCGGCCTGTTTACTCATGCCATCCATCACAGTGGCTACCAGCACCTGACGGCCTTCGTGCGTCATCAACAAATTGACTGGCTGCTCCGTTCTGGTACCCGCGACGGGTGGTACCGCAGGGTATCTGCCGGATTTACGGTAACTCTGCTCACGTGTTCTCTGGTTATCAAAATCAGCCTGAGAAGGCATCCATGGTTTATAGGCAGCCCCGTGATCTAGCGCATTCTGCCGGGCAAGCCGGTCACGTTCTGCCATTTCCTGACTCTGCGATACGGTGCTTGCAGGATAGAGTGCTGCAAGTGTGGCGGTGGCAATGACAGCCGGAAGCCCGGAAAGCGCGGCCGCCAGTCCGGTCAGACCCGTCGTGGCGCTTTTCCCGATGAGCATATCTATGCCCCATCCCGCCAGTTTAAGAGGTGACAGCAAAGCGCCGACGGCGTGTTTCATCACCCACATTCCGCCGCTCAGCGTTGCCAGCGCGGTTGCCGCCAGGGCTGCCTGTCCCACAAATTTAGCCAGTTCGGGATGTTTATGTGCGATGTCCGTCATGCGCCGCAGGGTTGTCGTCAGGCTCTCCAGCCCTTTGTTGAAGGTATCCAGTAATCCACCGTCTTTACCCATAACCAGTTGCAGATTCTGCCATTTCTTCTGGAAGTCGATAACCTTGCCGTTGTAGGTTCCACCCACAGCGCCATAGGCATCATTCAGTCCCCGCGCGATCCCATAGGCGTCGATACGGTGATGAATGGTGGCCAGCTGCCTGTCGATAAGGTTAAACATCTTGCCGCCGGTCCGCCCAAATATCAGGGCGTTCTCGCGCTGTATCTGGTCATCGGTATAATGTTTTTTGCGGTAGATGGGCAGGATCATCTGCTCGTAGTATTCCACCGGGGACTGGCTGAAAAGCTGAGAATTGACGAGTGGGTTACCCAGAAAACGCTTCACCCCGCCCATGCTGTTGAGTTCAACCTTGCTGGCATCCCAGACACCCATCTTCATCAGGTCGTGAGTGACCTGGTTGGGCAGCCTGATGATGCCGTTTAACCGGTTGTAGGCAGTCATCAGCGCATCGCCTGCTGAACTGCCCTTCAGTTCGCCGATGACGGGTTCAAGCTCAGCGAACAATGCTTTATTGCTGAGGTTGAACGCGGAGGTGCCGGCTTTGGCCATGAACTGACGATACTGGGTGAAATCGACGTTACCGCCTGAAGACTGAATGGCGCGAAAGGCCGCATCCATCAGTTCATTAAAACGCTCAGGGCTTTTCAGGCCACCTGCTGTTTCGGTGAATCGCAGCATGTCCATCTGCTTTGCAGTCGTGGCTTCGCGCTGATGCTCATCGAGTCCACGGGAGGCGAAGTTGATTCGCGCCAGCACGGGCGCTGCCATTTTTGCCGCACGTAACTGTTCATCCAGTGTTTTTGCACCTGACTCACTGAATACGCCCTGTGCTTCTATAAAATACTTCAGGATGTCAGTGACCGAGGAACCGCGAATCCTGGTCTTTTCTGCAAAACGCTGCGCTTCGTATGTCGCAGCCTGACTCATACCGAACTGTCTGAACTTCTCGGTCATAGTCTGGTAGCGGGCAGCCTCATCCACGAAGCCACTCAGCACTTTAAAGCCGAGGTAGCCTGTGGCCAGACTGGTCATGCCGTCCGAATATGAGTAATGGCCGGGAGGTCGGCCATTGCTCCCACCGTTCCCTGCCCCGCCGTCACCCCAGCCGCCCGGTGGCACGCCGTTATTCCAGCCATGCCATCCACCGCCGGAACCTGACGGAGGAGGAAGCGCGAGTCCCCCGCCATGGTTGCCATATCCACCACCTCCACCTGCAGCCGCAGCACCAGCGGCCAGAACAGGCAGCGTCAATGCCGCGCTAAAGCCACCAGCCAGCTTTGGAAGGTTACTGGTGGCACTGTTCATGCGCTGGGCATGGTCGGCAGCCGAACGTATTGCGCTGGCATACTCGCGGGCCCCGCGGGCTGCGGCAGAGAACTGGTTATTCAGAGAGCGGTTAAGCGCCCGCAGTGCGGATGTCGCCTCTTTCGCTGCGCTGGTCAGCGCTTTGATGTTCTTTGTGATTGCGACAAATTTCTTATTGAGTTCGATCGCATCACGGCTTACCTGCAGCAGGTTCCGCGTAAGCTGGTCGTCCAGCGCAAGACGCACGGCTACACGGTATGCCTGGATATCCATAGTAACCTCGTCTTGCGGGCATTAAAAAACCACCGGAGCGGGTCAGTTTGAGATACTAAAAGTGTCGAGGGGGATGCTAAACTTTAACGTTAATTTGTCGATAATCATTTTCACGCCCAATCAAAAGAGACTAGGCTATGGATAAGCTCGCGCGGTTATTTGAAAAGTCCCAGGATGCTCAGTCTCTTTATCAGCGAACTACTGACGATCAACTCAACTTTATCGCCAGAAAATGCAACCGAGACGAAGTCGCTGCCATTCACATCAGGCTGAAGCTATTTTGTGCAGAACTTGCTGCATGTCCAGAATGGGATGGTGATAATCAGGACCAGATATGGGAGGCGATCGACACACATAAGCGTCTTCTTAATCAAATTAGGCTACTAAACAAGCTTTAGTGATTAATCAGTTTAGCTAAATAAATAAGGCTACCTGCCGATACCATCGGGCATGTAACTCATGGAGAATATTCAATGGAAAAGCCTAACCCTCTCGCAGCCCTGTCGTTGATAATCTGGGTTTTGATGTTCATCCCATGCTTCCACATGGCGCAGAAAGCTGGCTTCGGATGGAAGATGGCCCTGTTGCTTTCATGTCCAGGCATCCATTTCATCATGCTCTATGTCTTCGCTTACAAGAACTGGCCAAGCCTTCCGTATGCATGATACTAGTGAAAACTAAATTATTTAGGGTTTTTTGATAATGAAAATAGCTTCGTTGGTTTTAGCATCAATGCTATGTTTTTCATTCGCTACTTATGGCTCGAAGATAACTACTGATAGAGTCGGGGCTTCAGGTGAATGCCTTGGCTACTTATCTATGTTCAGTGAGGCCGATTTAAAAGAAAAACCTAACAGAACTCGAGAACTCTCTGATCTATTTAAGGCCTCTTTCGGTGAGGCAATGCAGACTTCATCAACTAAAAAAGCAATAGATAGTGGGTTCTTCGCTAAATCGGGTGCCGACTTTAATAAAGATTTCTATAGCGGTTTTATCCTGTCAGGTATCTTTAATGAAACCACCAAAAAAATTAAAGACTCCATTCCTAATAAAGAAGCAGTGGATTTATCATTTGCAGAGCTAAAACAAAGATGGGGTGAGGAGGCCAAGAAGGCCTATACTTCAGAAAATTGTGACTTAATCAGATGACAAAAACCCACCATAAAGCCAATCCAATAGCCTCCATCAGAGGATCAATCTTCCGTACATATGCTGGTCCGATGAAAGGACGTGGCGGTATGCGGTCGGTACCGACCTCCTGCCAGAAACCAATCTGACTTTTCGTGCCCACAATGGCCGCCAGGCCAATCACCTCACTCTCGATTGAGTCTCTCAGCTCACCTGAACGCAGCAGCGGATCGTCTTCGGTATAACCCGAACGAACACGGTCGGCTCTTGTGGAGGCTGCCAGCGGTGCCCATGCTTCAAATGGCCCGACAGCGGGCTGATACACGCCAATTTCCTCCTTCGCCGTTTCCTCGATTTCTTTCACAATGTCGCGGAAACGCTGCTCAAGCTCTGTGGCGATTCTGGCGGAGGCATGCGACATTTCACGCGCGAACATGTCCAGGTCCATCAGCTGGCCTCCTCCCATTGCCCGGTATTCCAGTTATAACGGCCTCCATCGAATTCACGGATGACCACGCCCATGGCAATGCGCTCATGGGGCATCAGCTCAGTCAGGCCGGGAAAAATAACGCTGAACGGAACCCCGGATTTCATCAGCCAGCACTGGTTAATAAAGCCGGGGTTCTGCGCTAGTTTTTTGCGGCGGCTTCCGTGAGCTCTTCATCGTCTCTGGCGCGTTCACGAAGCCAGCCTGAGGCGGCCTTAAGTCCCTGCTTGCCAAGGATGGCCAGCAGGGTTTCAACCTGCCGGGGGTTCTGTGGTACCGGGTATTCTTCCCCGTCGATTTCCGCTACCGCCGCAACCGGGAAAGCATACAGGTTCATGTACATCACGTTCATCGCCATTTCCGGGCCGACGGCTACCGTCAGGCGCGACTCCTGAACCGGGTCGAGTTCACGCATTGTCAGCAAACGCCCTTTCGCATCCTTCACCTGATTAGAGCTAAGTGTTGCAGGCGCAACGGCTGCTGTCGGCAGTTCATTTTCGTGCACTGTTATCTTTGCCATATTTACCCTTAATTCACTTTCTTGCGGCGATTTGCAGTGAATGACATCGTCTGGTTGACCGTCTTCTCGCCCTGCTTGTTACCGGCATCGGTGAGATGAAACGACACCCCTTCATACCGGTACACGCTGACCGTGCCATTCGCTTCGGTGATGGTTTCGGTAATGGTGCCGCGGGGCTGGTCGATACCGTTGTAGTAGTTGTCTTCCCACTTCGCCCAGAAGTCATCGAGCGTGGCATCCATTCGTTCAGCGGTGATGGTGCCATGCCAGCCCACGGGGATTTGCAGCTCGTCGGTGATGCCATTCAGAGGGGTAATCTTCTGCGTTGAAACCTGCGGCTTCGATTCAAAGCTCATGATTTTGGGAATACGCAGCTTGCCCGCGGGTGTATTGATATCGACTGCGATATCGCGACCTACGGTATAGCCAAGGGTGGGCATGGGTTATCTCCAGAAAAAATCGCTGCGATTGTTAACGTGGATTGTCATTTGAGAATGAAATGGAGACGCTGCCACCCCCTTCCATATTCACGAGGAAGTAGCGCACCACGTTCAGGTATTTCACCTGTATGTCTGCCGTCATATAACCCAGGGCAACCCGAGAGTCAGGATTGTTGGTCGCATCCAGACGCACCGAAAAAGCCGGCCCGCCATTCGGATCTCCGATCATCTTTAACCCTTCGAGCGTCGATAAAAACGACTCAAGGGTGCTTTTGGTTTCCCGTCGCAAGTCTGTCGTCTGGTTGTCACCGACCACGCCACCAAAGGCTGATGCGATTGTCAGCGCCAGGAAGTTGGTCATGCGGGTATAGGTGTCATCGTTCTGGGTCGGGTTCGAAGAGGTGTTGCGCCCGGAACGCATACCGAAGTAGTTGCCGCCCGGACAGGGTTTCGTAATCACATCGAGGCGTGCTGCGTTAATCGTTCCGATTTCCTGAACGGAATAAGGTCGTCCCGCCAGCTGGCGCTCGGTGGCAATAATGCCCGGGATACGCTTGTTCAGCGTAGAAATATGAGGTGGCCGGGAGGCAATATTTGCAGCCTCAAACGTCGCGGGCGCAATCATCCGGTTAATGCCATTCGTGGTGTCTTCCCAGTAGGGCCAGTCGCCTGTGATGAGCTTGAAATGCCAGTCATCCACGCCCGAGCTGTTGAGTGCATCAGACAGGGTTTTGCAGTCGGTTGACGCGGCACCCTGAGCGACTATGTATGCACCCTCAGCCTGAGCAAAAGCGGCCATCGTCGGCCAGCAGGATGAGTCGGTCACGTCCGTGAGACTGATGACCTGTGAAAATGTGCCGCGCAGCGCGTACATTCCCTTGCGCGGCGTATCGATGCCGTCAGTACCCACAAGCATTGCGTCAGTAAGCCCTGTGGCACCATCCGTGCCGCCGCTGAGCGTTATTTCCGTCACTTCGTCCATGGCAGCGGCGTCGGACTCTGCGACTTTTGCGCGCACCAGCTGGCTGGGCCCCCGGACAGTTAACTGTCCCTGATTGACTGCCGCCGTCATGGCTTTCAGCAGGTCGTCACCCTCACCGCGGAGGTTATCAAACACCTCTGCACTTACGCCGGGCAGACTGACGGTGAGTTTCAGGGATGCAGCTGCCGTGCCCTTGCTGATACCAGCGCGAATCTGATTACCTCGCGTACCGCTGTAGAGCGCTGACAGTAACAGAACGCTTTTCGTGCTGCCTTCACTGAGTTTTCCCGTAGCAACCGTATCCCGCCCGTTCGTCACACGCACACAGTTAAGGCTGGTGGCCCCCACCTGCAGCGAAATGGCGGCGGCGGTAGAAAGGTCATACTTTCGGTTAACGGGTGCGCCCAGAAAAAAAGCCAGCTCGGTATCAGAGCTGATGCGAAATGCACTGTTTACGGGCCCCCAGCTCGCCACACCAACCAGACCCAGTCCATCGGTGGGAACGCCATTGATGTAGCGCGCCCGTGGTGGCACCACCTGAACATACAAATCCGGCGCGGTCAGTGCAGATGTGTTGAGGTCGCCGGCAGGATAAATCGGCATGAAGAGTTACTCCATTTTGAAGGTAAGGTGCAGGGTGAGCGGGCGTTACCGTACGGCCTGTTGATTATTGAGCGTGACAACGGTCTGAATAACTTCCGGCGCAGTGATGGTCTGTGTGGTGGCAAAATTCACGCTGAAGAACAGATCGCGCCGGTACACGTGCCAGTTCTCCGCGCTGTCTGAATCAAACTGTCGGACATAGAACAGCTGGGCAGGTGCACCATCGCCCAAATCAATATTGCTCTCAGCAGAAAGCGCAGCATCTGTCGCTGTACCCGCCTGTTCTCTGAGTTCTGGCGTGGGTGCCCAGACGGTAATCTGAAAATCTTTAATCTGACGCTTCAGCTCCCTGACAGCTTTGCCTGCCCTGTCTCCAGCGCCTCTCACAGGGCGGAATGGCCGGCCCAGCGGGGTATTTACCCTGCGCTCAGTCGGAAGCGGCCAGACTGAAATGTGCACACTGCCAGCATCAATATCCGGCTGCAGCAAACCGGGCACAGGCCAGCCGGGATAGACTTTAACGGGAGCATTCACTGTACCAGGCAATGCCGTACCGTCAGGGTAAATGGACTCGGTCACTCGCCTGGCAAGGAACCGTAAAACATCATCGACACTGGCCATGCTAAACCGATACCCGCATCGCGATGAGGCGCCAGCCCATATCAGTCAGTTCACTGCCCGTAATGACGTATCGCCGGCCAGTCTCATCACTGACAAAATCCCCCGCCTGCATCTGTATGCCACGGAATGCCGACATAAGGATACTGTAACCGGCGCTGCGGGTGTCGGCGGGTAACCGGAGCGGGCTGTGTTCGCCACTCCGGATCAAAAGAATACTGGCCGGCCAGTCCGTCATAATGGCCTCTTCACGCGCAGTTGTGGTCCCACCATACTCCTGCATCCCGATGCCCGGCCCTTCAGATGTGGTACGCCTGAATGTGATGAGCCGCTCCGCCTTAACGCACAGGACGGGCTGCAGCAGGGGCATTGCCGCCACATAAAAGGTTCCCTCTGACGGCGAGACCAGAAAATCCCCTTCCCTGAAAAGGGTGGCATCAAAAATGCCGATGCGTGACGCCTGACCATATCGTGCAGCGCGCATGTAACTGTTGTCAGCGACAAACGAGGCGGGCAGAAGCTGTAGTGGTGTGGTTTTCAGAGGGCTGAACGGGCTGGTCGCACGATAATGGCTGACAATATTTCCAAGGCGCTGAGCCGCCATACCATTGCCATGATTCACTTTGGCCACCAGCTGTGATGCATCCATATCAGTTCCTGACAATCCGCGTGGTGCCATTGTCCAGCGTTGGCCCCGGGGGAATACCCAGTAAGCCACAGAGCTGGCGCCGCCATTGATTATATAAACGGGTACGGTCAGCCACCTCGGATCGGTTGCGCTGCCACACGGCTGCTTTATCTGTATCGAGGTTATCTGCTGCGCGAGTGATGCCGATCTCAAGACCAGCCAGAGTAGCAAGATAGCCCGCTACAATGGCTTCTTCCTCAGGACGCAGGGTATTCAGGCGGTGAGCCAGCGTCTGGTACCGACCGGACGTAACCTGCGCATAGGCAGCATCGGAGCGATCATCAGGCGTAGTGTCACCCAGCATCGGATAGCCCATAAAGCGGCGTGCGTCGGCCTGCTGTTGGAGAGTCAGCATGCATACCTCGTCTGATTAAGAGATGCCTGACGTGAACGCAGCTGGCTATCCTAACAACAAACAGGTGTGTTCTGGTTTGATGTTCTGACAGCCCCATGCCGCGGCAATTTCATAGCGCACGCGGCGGTACTGTTTATACATGGAGACTTCAAACGACATGTTCGTGCGCGGGTCGGTGATCATGATGCGGTCATCCGCCATATCGCCTTCTTCAGGTAGCGCAGGTGCGCGGGTCGCCAGGATAAGGGCGGAGCGGCTGAAAGCAAAATTGGCCGTGAATTTGTTCACAATCTTTACTTCACTGCCTTTACCCAGCTTTTCACGCAGACCTGGCGCGAGAATGGTCAGGCCCGAACCGGGCTGAACGCTGGCAATGATATATTTGTGGCGGCCGGCAATGATGATATCACCGGGATACGCGGTTTTATCATCAGCCTTCAAAGCCATCATGATGTCACCCGGCCTGGCCTCTGATTCGAGCACCAGTTTCTCACCGGGCGCACTGCCTGATGCAGGCGAAGCAACACCCGCTGACTCGCGCAGGGTAAAGCCATGCAGCTCTAGCAGTGTTCCCTGTGCACGTAATGCCGTGGTGCCGGCTTCGTTCGCTTTCGTCAGCTGCGCCATAGTACGGAGCGCTGCCCCCGCCGTGGTATCAATCACACACTGCAAATCACTCAGAGGCGCGCCATTATCAGTGAGAATTTTACGTACCTGCGCCGTATCTGTGAGCGTATCTTTAAAGGGCGTTTTGCCGGCTTCTCCTGCTGCGCGCGATGCCCGACGGAAGAGCTGGCCCAGGTCCACTTCAATCTCATTGACGAGCGTACGCATGGCCTGAGTCACCTGGTCACGACGGATACCGTGATATCCCGGACCCGATTTGATGCCTTTCTGTTGCTCACCCTCCCAGCGGAACGGCACCATGCGGGATTTGGTAATGGTCAGCGGCACATTACCGATATCCTGATCGCCGTCATCGGGCGGTAGCTGGCCGGGTTTCACATCTTCGGCCTGAGAGGCAGGCGTCAGCGGAATGCGGATCGGCTGATTGAGTGCAGCGCGCTCTGCGGAGGCATCCAGCGTGATGGACGGAATGAACCCGCAGAGTTCACGGGACACAACATCCAGTGACTGATACAGGTCGGGGATCAGTTGGGTAAGGGTATTAGACATTCAGAGATATCCTTTTAATCGGTAATCTGCACACCCGCGCACGCTCTTTCGCTCTGCTCCTGAGGGCTGAGGGACTCAAACTGTTCGCGGGTGAGCGTGTTCGGGCTGGTATTGCCATTGCCACCGCCGGAACCGCCGCCTGATGCACCGGTGCCTTTGAGGATCTGGTCTTTATACGGGTAGTGCTCAACGAGAATGCTTAACGCTTCATCAAATCCGGCCGCTTCGCCGGGCCTGACGGCACTGAAAATTTTATTTCCATCACGGTCAAAAGCCGTGACGGCGTCACCCACTACCTGAAAATTGCTGCCAAAACGTGCTTCTACCAGATCAGCCGGAATACTCATCTTCTCGGCGATGAATTTAGACCGGGCGAAACTGCCGCCAATTTTCTCAGCTGTGAGTTTCTGGCTCAGATCGTCGCGCTCTTTCACGATGGGCGCATATTTCTCTTCCAGGGCGCGAACGGCTTCCGTGCGGACCTTCTCGACCTCACCCGCATCCACCAGCGTTTTGACTTCCAGGTTTTTCAGGGTATCAAGTGCCGCCAGAGCAGCAGCCGGATCGGCAATACCTTCAAAGGTCTTGAGCTGCGCTTCCACTGTCTCCGCACGTTCACGGTGCGATTTCGCCTCACCGTTAAGACGCGAAATGGTCTGGAGCGTGCCCGGCGCATCAAATACCAGTTCCTTGCCATCGTCCTGTACGTAAACCGGCTTGCCATCGTTTACGACAACATGTCCGTTCTCATCGAGTTTCAGTTTCATCATGGCCATCCAACCAGGTAAGAGCCATCCGGCTCGTGGCACCGCGCTGCATCCGCAGCGGCCGGCAATAAAAAGGGCCCGTGCGTCTGCACAGGCCTGAAGAAGGTTATACCGGGTTTGGTGTTACCGGTTTGTCTGGCACGGGAGGCGGCATGGCACGGATACGTACCTGCTCATCTTCCCACCGGAGTCCGCTGCTGATGAGGCCACGGCGCTGTATCTCGTTAAACAGCGTCTCGTCTGACAGCGCACGCGTTTTATACATGCCCACCAGGAAGTCTGCCGAGGCTTCAGCCAGCGTGGTGGCGCCAAAGTCATTGAAGATAGTGACGTGGCCGCCCTCGGTCTCGCCAGTCCACTCAGCCAGATACTGCAGCGCCAGCCGGGTTGCATCGGTGAGGTCACACACCATGCGCTGTAATGCACTGGTACCCGCCTCGTTATCTGCCAGCGTCTGAACAACAGTCCGGTGGCCGGGTTTGATCACCAGTAACTCCGCACCTATCTGACGCATCTTTTCCTCAAGGTCGAGAATGTCGGTGCGTCCGGCTTCGATAGCTTTTCCACTGTGTTCGACATAGCGCAGGTCCGCTTCATCTTCTTCTGACATGATTGCTGATGCAGCGCCTACTGAGATGGGACCATCGCCCAGCTTCTTGCCGAACAACACCGGTACGCGCGCGACATGCAGAATGGTCTGCTGGTCACTGCGTGACTGCCAGTGTTCGACGTTGAGCCAGGCCAGCTCTGCCAGCGGCGGTCTGCCGTTCATAAAACCACGCTTGTCACCGTAAACCGGGACAAACGTGATTTTATTCAGGCTGGTGGTGCCCTCATCGTGCAGCTGCCACTCCAGCGCCCCGTTTGTTTCATTGCGCTTTTCGCGATAAATCCGCCAGCGGCCAGGATTCAGTACCCTGACCTGCTCAATCTCTTTGACGACAAATTCATTTTGCGGGTCACGCTCACTCACCGTCTCGACAAAACGCAGAAGAGTAAAGGTCTCCTGCCCGTTAACGCGTTCTGAGTCGTAATCCAGCAGGCTGTTAGCGCTTACCTTGACGAAATAAGGCCGCAGCCCACGCTGGCGTTCCTCAGCCAGGGAGAGCGGCTTATCCGCAGGTGGATGCTCGACCAGAATGCCGCAGAGCCCAAAGGCCATCGCCTCTTCGCAGATGTCAGCAAGGAAGGAATGCAGGTTTGTGCCCTGCGAATCTATATCCGTGAACATGTCACGTATGCGTGCCGGAACCACGCTGTCCTCCCAGGTGACCGGGCGGGAAAAAGGTTTGCCGCTCAGGACTTCAACGGTACGGGCGAATGCCGGAAAGAGTGTGGCCACAGACAGCCGGTTCTGATAGAACGCTTCTTCCTCATTTGGCCAGCGCGGCAGATAGATTTTGCCTGCGAGACGCATCGCTGAGGTGCCGCCCAGCAGCGCGGTAATCATCGGCCAGCAACCAGCCATGGATTCGATTTTTGGCGATCGCCTGCGGACGTCGTTACTCACTGGAATTATCCGTTATGCGGAAAATGGCCGGACCGTCGTGCCTTTCGGCTGGAACAGCTCTGTGATAGCCCAGACCAGCGCATCGAGGCGGTCAGGAGACTTTTTGGCCGTGGCGGGCACATATTCCAGCAACTGATTCTCCAGCTGGTAGAGGTTACCGCGATGCGCCACTCGCCCCTGCTCATACAGCGCTGAGATGGGCTCGGCCCGGGCAAACTTGCCCTTGCTGGCATGGACACGAATGATGCGCCCCCGAAAACCGGCGTTTCGCAGCGTATCCTCAGCCATGTCACCACCCTGGTTGGTTTCAATGACGATGGCTTCGGCATGATGCTCTTCATAAGCCCGGATAGCCCGCTTTGCCCAGGCGTTGGGTGAATATTTGCCGGAGTAATCCGCATCTGCGGAGAAAAGCCGATCGTTGCCGCGCCCGTAACTGCTTCCCACAACAATACCGGTTTCGTCACTTTCGCCGCTGTTGGTCGCCTGCGGGTCAATGGCCACCACCGTTCGCGAAGGCTGAAGGGCTATGTCCAGCGCACGCGCGCCGGACACCATCGCTTCCGTCCAGAGCGCGCCTTCCGCATTGAATCGCCGCGGATGCTGCATGTACTGTGCTTCAGCGGTACGCCGGTGTGAAAACAGCTGCACCCGATGAGACTCGTTATGCTTGAACGGCCACAGCCAGCCATCAGGCAACCCGTGTTCAACCGGTATCGCGTGGGTGTTTTCCGGATAAAGCGTCGTATAAGGCTGGCTGCGGTCAATCAGTACAGGCAGGTTCAGGTGGTGCCACATCTCGCCACTGCCACCCCGCAGCAGGTAACCGCTGAGGTCGTGGTAATGGATACGCTGCATGATGACCACGATGGGCGTAGCCTCAATGGCCAGACGGGAACGGATGGTCTCGTTAAAGCGGGTGTTGACCCCGCCGCGTACCGTCTCACTGTAGGCATCGTCAGGCTTTACCGGGTCGTCAAGGACAAGACAGCCCTGCCAGCCCGGCTCCATATGCCCCGCGCGAAAGCCCGTCACCTGACCGGCCGCAGACGAGGCATACACCCCGCCGCCGTATTCCGTCCACCACATGGCTTTACTGTCTGCATCATCCCGCAGCGCCATGGGCCACATGGCCTTAAAGGCGGCAGACTTCACAATGCTTCGTATTGTGGACGAGTTCAGTAACGCCAGGTTGTGGGAATACGAGAGATGCATAAAGCGGGCGCGACGGTTCAGCGCCAGCCCGCGGGCTATCATGTTGAGGGTTGCCAGCTCTGTCTTGGTGTAGCCCGGGGGAACATTGATGATGAGTCGCCGGATGTCGCCCTCTGTCACCCGGTCCAGCGTCTGCTGAATCACCTGATGATGTGGCGCGACAATCATTTTGCTGCCGGTGCGCTGCTTAAAGAAGTACCGGGCAAAATAGAGCCCGTCCTCTTCGCACTCTATACGGCGTGCAGCGGTCTTGAAGTCAGCAGTCGTCATCCTCCAGCATTTCCCGGCGCGCCTGCCGGTATTCCTCGCGGGTCAGTAGCGCAACCTCCACCGGGCCCCCATCTTTGCCTGTGTGTGCGTGTGTGGCCTGCTCCCGGAAGGCCTGCACAGCGATGTGCTTGCCGAGCAGCTCCAGGTTTTTGACTTTGTCTGGCCACTTTATTTTTTTGAGGATGTGTTCGGTAGTGGTTTCGTCGGAACGGGTGATGGTCGTCAGTACGTCCACCCCGCTCAGCGTCGTACGCCAGACTCCCGGCCACTCGTGCACACGTTTCAGTCCGCCATCCTCATTCAGGATGTCGAGCACATCCATTTTGTCTATCTCTGCCAGTCGACGCAGCACGTAATCTGCGTTTACCTCTACCCTTTCGTTGCGCTCTGATTTAAGTTCGATAATACGCTTAGCAATGTCAGGTTTTGACAGGTTTTCTGAGCCGATTCGGCTTGCAGTTTTATGACTGTAGCCTGCCCTGATGGCCGCCTGCGAAGCGTTCAAATCGATTAAGTACTCGCGACAGAACATTTCTTGTTTGTCGGTGAGTGTCATTTAGGTACCTAAGAAAAGTTATGTATTACTCGTTCCGAGACGCCACCATCCGCTTTTCAGTATTTCAGGACAGCATTTGCCTCGTCTCAGGGGTTTAAGAAATTCACCGCTTATGCTTGAAAGCATCGCGAGATTGTCTAACCTGAAAAGCGTATAAGAAAGAACGAACTCCTATCACGTTTGGTCCACGGATGGGCTGTTTTTTTCAGGCATTTTTGCAGTGATCATTTCAAGCATTGTTCTCTGATGTATTGTTGTAATCCTGCTATTTGCTTTCTGGCAATTTCGATTCGCTCTCTGAGGGTGAAATCAACAAAAAGCCTGAGTGTTGTCGGGCTTTCGTGGTCTGCGTGTTTCCAGGGGCTTCGTTAATGCCTCTTCCGGACTCATCACCCTTAATCTGGCCGCCAAACATCCCATGCTTAATCCGTAAATCCTCGCCGCATCCTTGAAGCACATGTTTTTACCAAAGGCTATGATCATTCTGTTTGTACGCCTGTTTCGTGCTTGCTCATGTGCAGTAGCCCATCGACAATCAGTAGAGTTGTAACCCCGGTTGTTATCTATCCGCTCAATGGTTGCGCCTTTAGGCCTACGCCCCATATCAGATAAAAAATTCTCAAAATTAAACCAGCGCTCATCAATTGAAATACCTCTGCCACCATAAGAGTGGTAGTTCACATCATTAGGATTGCAGCAGCGGCTCTTCATGTCTTCCCAAGTAAAATACTCTGGCGTTTTCTTACTTACTCGTGCGTGTCCGTGTTTAATCTTCAGGCATCCACAAGATCGAGTATTCCCTCCAGTCAGGTTGCTATGCCGAACAACAGTTTCGTTGCCGCACTCGCAAAGGCATAACCACATTTGTTGATTGTGATTATTTTTTTCCTGCGGAGCAGATCACCGTTAAACGCTCGAATACCTCCCCAGACAATGAATTATTTTTTGTCTCGCTCATCAATAATTTGCCTTATGTAATCCTGGAGGTATTTTATTTTTATTTGGTCACTGACGATTCCGGACCGGATGCTGAGAACGTTTCGTCTAGCAACTGAAGAGAGTTCGATGGTGGCATCATCGCCCATGCCGCTGGCGCCGGGGGTTTTATCCTCTGGCATGGCTGAACGGCGGGTTTTGAGGTACAGCCGCTTGCGACCAGCAGCAACATCACGCTGCAGCCGATCGATAGTTGTCTGAGCATCAGTCAACTCCTGTGTGTATCTGGCATCGAGTGCTGCCACTTCACGCTGTCGCAACTGCATATCAGCAATGTACTGCTGCTGTTGCATAACCAGAGCCTGAGCCTTATTAGCACGCAGCTTTTCAGCGTTGAACCGCCCACAGAGCACGAGAATGATGAGCGTGGAGAGCAGCACCTCGATGGTTATAATTACCCATGCTTTAAATGTCATCTGCACTTTCCGCCAGGCAGAGAGAACGCTCCATGTCGCGGCGATTTAACAGCCCTTTTCGTTTGATGCCACCGGCATAAATCCATCGGCGCAGTTCTTCACAGGCTCCCTCTCTGTCGCCAGCATTCAGCCTTTTAAGGAGAGTGGAGCGGGAGAAAGCTTCTGGCCCGACGTTATAAGCAAAGCTGTAAAGCGCAGCGCGCTGATACTCGCCTAGTGGAACCTTCACAAGACCATCAACACTTTCCTGCACCCGTTTCAGGTCAGCCTGCATCAGCCTGTCGCATTCCAGATCGGTATAGGTTTTGTTTCTGACAATATCGGTACCGGTATGACCGTCACAGACGGTCAGGACGCCAGCCATATCCGGATAAGGGACATAGACACGACCTTCCAGCCCATCAGGGCCGCTCAGCAGCATGGTGGCAATGGCAAACGCGCCGGCGCCTGCCGCGACGACTAACCGTTTTCGTAAAGCGACTGGTACCGCCATGCCTTAAGGTCTGCCATTTTTGCAACTGCAGTTAAGTGCCCTGATTTCTGCCATTGTCGCCTTGCGTCTGTAATACCAGTTAATGATGCAGGTAGTCATCGCGATGCTTATGCCTGCCAGAACGCCAAGGGCACTCCATTCTTCCGGACTAAACCACGTCAGAATGCTGTGAACGATAGCGCCCGCAGATGCGCCGTAAGCGACATCGGTTGTCAGTTTGCTCATGAAAGGATGCCGCGCTGGTTATAGAGAAACAAACACGAAACGGGGAAACAGAAACCGCGGATAAAAGCGGTGCATAAAAAAAGCCCTGACAAGGATGTCAGGGCTGAATAAAGGCCTCTAGAGGGTAAGTTACCCATCATTAGAATCAAAGTATCACAAAAAATGGAAAAGTAAATAGCTTACGATAAGTTGGCCAGTATTTTAATAGCATGCTATTTAGTAGCGCGAAAAAGTTGTTCTTCTGCCCGGGACTCTTCTTTATGCAGTTCAGTAACAAGAAACTGAAGCAACAGCTTCACACTCTTGTTCCAGGTATCCAGAGAAACAGCCTGCGTAACCTGGCAGACCGCCCTGAACACCACCAGCGAAGAAATACGCTCATATCCCCGCCCTGAACAGCGTTTGCAGTGCTGATATACGGGCGCTCCCTGCAGACAGGTTTTCATCCTGTTAACCGACTGCCCCCGCCCTTTGCAGTCCTTACAGGCGGCACGGACAGCGCCCTTTCCGCTGCATTTTGTGCAGCGCTTGCCTTTTCTGTACCCGCTGCTGTTACAGGCATGACACGGCATTGTACTTTCAGGACTGCGTGCATAATCCAGGAAAGCGTAGGCCGCCATAATCTCTATGACTGCCAGACATTCGGTTTCGGCCATTTTCCTTAGCGCCGGATAATGCAGGGATTCTTTCAGACCGCTTGCGGTCAGCAGAGTGACAGCCCGGCGTTTGTCTTCCTGGCTCAAATCCATTTTTCCGCAGAAAGCCGAATAACCCAGAGGCGCACGCTTATTGGCCATACCCAGCGCAGCCATGATGTCACTGCCGGAAAAGGATTCAGAAGAAGAATGTTTCGGACTGAAGAAGGGTGAGACAGCTCGTGGAGAATGATACTTAACGATATTCTCAAGTTTCATCGGAAGGACTCTGTGCCGGTAAAGGATGTACGACCGGCACTATGAATCCGCCCTGATTCATTTTTCTGAATGCCTGCCGGAATGACTGGCGGGATGAAGAATGAACTTCTGCATAACCTTTTCTCGGGGCACATCCTGACGTGTCCTGCCGGTGACACAGCACCACATTTCAATCAGCGCTTCACCGGTATGGTGACGAGGGCTTGCTCCCTTCTTCCAGCCAACGAGTGTTGACGCCACGACATCCAGTTCTTCAGCAATACCCTGCAGTGAATATCCCTTTCTGCTAAGGTCAGCCAGGATCCTGAACCAGTCGATCTTGTTGATACTTATGACAGGCACATTTCCTCCCGACACTCAGAACCTGAGCAGCTCTTTCAGGTTTCTGACACCCAGTTTATTGGCACAGTTCTTCCGATGCTGGTACAGCGTTTGTGTGGCAATGCCCAGACAGGCAGAATGGCTGGCCGCGTCAACACCATTAATAAAACCATCGATCACTGAGATTTCACGGTCAGATATTCTGCACCCCCCCGAAAGAGAATGCTGTTTAACAATAAACTGTTCTATAAGAAAAGAAATGTAATCGACAGGCATAGAAACATCCAGGATCGGCTCCAGAAAGCAGACTCTTTCCAGCAGACTTTTCTTACGCCTGCCAAGTAATTTATGACTGTCCCTGAAAATAAGTACGTTACCGTTCGTCTGTCGAAGTAAGGCTAAAAATCTACAGAACCAGTCAGGAAAAAAATCATCGTAACCCAGGCAAATTATACCGAGATTAAACTCCTCAAAAGCACCAGCAATGCCATTAATACAGAGGTAAGGATGACTGTCTGGATAAAGAATAAGATGCCCTTGTTTATTGCATTCCTGCTCGACAAGCCTGAAAAAACCACATCTAAGAATGCTTTCTTTCCCCATAACAATCACATGACGCTTCTTACTCCACATAGCCTGTTTTCCGTTCCTGATATCAAACATAAAAAATGCCCGGTCATGGACGGATATTATTACTACTGATATTACTTGCCGCCTTCAAGGCAAACGTTTACGCAAGGAAATATGTAACTCACCAGAAACCATGTTACACATTGAATTTTAAGAAAACTAATTAAGGCAAATGATAATTTCGGATTAACTTTCAGAGATTTATTAACCATTAATCTTATTAACAGCCAGACTGCTGACAGCTTAAGCACAGAATCTGAGCCAGGACGTTCAGCATTCCCTCAGATTTAGCCAGCCTCAAACGCCAGAAAATTCTTTTACGGTTTTAAGAAATACTCAGGAGTTCACGCAGTGAAAGCCATCCGGGAAAATCATTATCCCGGGTATGCATTGCTGGAGCGCCTTACGGAAAACATTTTATTAGCCAGCTCACGTGCCTGGATGAAAAGGTATCCGGGTATATATAGCGCAGCATTTTGCGGTAATCGAAGAGCCCGCTCTCTATGCGGAAGATGCCAGACATTTTTTTCGGACTCTCCGAAGTCAGGCTGACGGAAAGAAGCATAACGGGAATCAAGAATAAGACAGGCGGGTAGTAGCAGTCTGAACTGAAAGCCGCTTAGCGGCATGAAGGTGCCTCATTACGTTGAAGAATGCATTAATGCTGAACGGTGCTGTTCGTCCGACGCAACTGTTCAGGGATGTAGAAATCGTGAAACTCCGTACCTTTCTCTGAGTGCTATAAGTGCTTTCAGTATGGAGAGTTCTTTTGTCCTCCCTGTGATTTATGACTCCTGTCGGCGGCAGCCTGCTAACGCACCCGGCGCAGCAATGACTCGAATTCAGTCCGTATCGTCCCCCCAGTTAACCGGGAAGCCACAGTCAGCACTGTTATCCATGCATCCCTGTTTTCTTATGCGATCCATACGGCTTACTTTTTCCCGCGAAACCTTCTTTTTCCAGATATCATTCAAGCTGGTATCATGTTTAACCCTTTCGCGCCGCCCGGGATAAGCATTATCATTTTGGCAGGATGCCAGAACAGGGATTATGAAAACGATCAGGATAACTAAAGCTCTCACAATTCAGCCTTTACTGAAGCTAAAAGAACATAAACAGAATGCGCCTGATACGATTCATTATTGTGTATTTATCAGAGCTCCCGGCATGGCCGACTTTACCCCTTGCCAACTTAAACAAAAAATAGTCGCAGATTATCAGACCGAGCATAGAAGTAATAGTCGCAAAGGGAAGGATCGTAAGAGTTCATCCAGTGGGTGGCATTTTTCGCATCATGAAGACTGAAACAAAGAAAGTGATGTGGGTCAGGCCATCACCCGTGCGCCCTCTTCTCTGTTCCTTGATATTTCTGATGCACGCCTCCCACCTCAACACCCCGGCTCACTTATTCCTGATAAATGGAAAATCTGACAGGCGGGAAGTCAGTACAGTCAACGCCGCAGGATGACATTTCGTATTTTGCCTGTCTGACAGACGCCATATCACCCACGTCCGAAATACTAGTATATCAAGACAGATACGGGCCAGAATATCATTGCCCTGAATGAGTCGCATCAGTCACACATCAGATCCCCTGAGACACACATCCACTTCTTTATGAATGAGCTCTTCCGGTAAGAACTTTTCTTTGACACTGAAAAAATCTGTATAAAGCGATTCAGAATAATGAACTCATGCATTTACTTTTTATTTTGTTCATAAATTGAAACATTATCAATCATAGTGATACATGCTCTGTGATGGAATATCGCTTTCCTCATCAGACAACAAAATCAAATGCATTATTATGCATAAAGCCTTAACGGCAGACGTCAGGCCAATGTCCACAGAATAAGAGACAGTGCCTCTAAATCCCTCGGTTGACTCACCCTCACAGCCTTTGTGAGGGTATTTTTCAGATGTCTGGTCTGATGGTGCTGACGCCCAAAGGAGAAGAGATGCGATATTTCATGAGAGCATGGGTAATAGCTTCAACGTTCTACACGATATATGACGTTACAGTTCGACTGTCCGGACTCTACCCGGATAAGACTAACCTCGTAATGGTAGCGGGAATAGTGATTAACATTGTGATGAACACGTTCATCCTGAATGCTCTGTTCGGAGATGAGGAACAATGA